TAAAAAGGACGCTCAATGGAGAAAAATGGCTTTGCAAATTTGGAAAAGCAAAGACGTAGCGGACGAGTTGGTGCAAAATATGTATATCAAACTAAGCGAGAGAACAATTTCAGTAACGGACGGATATATTTTTGTAACTTTGAGATCGTTGTTTTACGACTCTTTAAAAAATAATGATATTTTAATCGACGATTTTAGTAATTTCGAAGTCGAAGACGAGGAATATAACGAGGGGATTGATTACGAAGAGCTTTCAAAAGATTTAACCTGGTACGAAAGGACAATGTTTGAACAATCGACCTTAATAGGACAGCGAGAACTCTCCAGACAGACCGGAATTCATATTCAAACTATCCATCGAATTAATAAAATGGTAAAAACAAAATTAAATGGCAAAAAGAAAGACTAAAAAAGAAATTCAAGGGCTTGGCGATGTTGTCGCAGCAGTAACCTCAGCCGTTGGGATTGAGCCTTGCTTAGATTGTAAGGACAGACAATTCAAATTAAACCGACTTTTTAACTTTAAAAAGGTAAAATCGGAAATGACTCCAACAGATAAGGAACATTTTAGGATATTTTTAGACGTTAAAGGTCAAAGAGTAGTTGACGGAAAGCGAACTGAGTTAAATTTTGAGGATGTAACTTATTTAAATGGTTTATATTTACACTATTTCGGACTTGACAATTCAAATTGTCCGACTTGTTCGAAAGTACACGAAACGATTATAAAGGATTTACACAAATTATTCTCTTATGAAAGCAACTAAAAAACAACAACAAGACGAATTTTATCTTTTTTTAGATGCTATTATCGAAAACGCACCAGCAGACCTCTCAGCAAACGAAATTTGGATGCCGAGCAACTTATATAAATTAATAAAAAAGAAGTCTCACAACGGATTTAAATTGCTAACGTCGGAGTTTTTAACCAACAACGAGGTTATTTTAGGAAAATATCAAATACAATAAATTATTGTCAGATATGGAAAGTAGTAGAGACGAAAACGGAAGACTTAAAAAAGGTCACGGAGGATTGAAACCAAAAGGCGCTGAGACTAAATTAGTTTCTGAGGCTCGAGCTTTATTTGTTCAAACCTTAGAAGCTCAAGTGCCAAATATTCACCAAGCCTTTGCCGACGTTTTAGATAAAGATCCATATAAATATTTGGAGTTGTTCGCAAAATATGCTCAATATTTCGTGCCTAAAAAAGTAGAAACGGAAATGAATTTAAATATAGAGAAACCGATTTTTAATTCACTCGAATTGGATGTTCCAGAAAACGACAGCTCAGAGTAAAATTGCAAAACTAAGAAAACGTGTTCGGATTGTTCAAGGCGGAACTAGTAGTTCCAAAACGTTTTCTATTTTACCGCTTCTAATTACTTACGCAATACAAAATCCTTTTTCAGAGATAAGTATTGTTAGTGAGTCAATCCCTCATTTAAAAAGAGGAGCTTTAAAAGACTTTCAAAAGATAATGCTCTTAACTGACAATTATAGGGATGCCAATTTTAACCGCTCATCCTTAAAATATACATTCTCGAATAATTCATATATTGAATTTTTTAGCGTGGACCAACCGGACAAATTAAGAGGAGCGAGGAGAGATATTTTATTTGTTAACGAGTGCAATAATATCGACTTTGAAAGTTACCAGCAACTAGCCGTCCGTACTAAAAAATTTATCTATTTAGACTACAATCCAACAAATGAATTTTGGGTGCAAACGGAACTATTAAACGATGCAGATAGCGACTTTGTAATATTAACATATAAAGACAACGAGGCACTCGATCCGGCAATCGTTCGAGAGATTGAGAAAGCAAAAGACAAAGCAAGCACCTCAACATATTGGGCGAACTGGTGGAACGTTTACGGACTCGGACAACTTGGCTCACTTGAGGGAGTGATATTTCAAAATTGGGAGCAAATCGATACAATACCGCCAGAGGCTAAATTCTTAGGGAGTGGCCTTGACTTTGGATATAGCAACGATCCAACCGCTCACATTGGAGTCTACGATTACAATGGTAAAATAATTGTTGACGAAATGATTTACTCAACCTCCCTATTAAACTCCGATATTATTCGATTAATGAAACAGGAACGGACCGCTCCAATTTGGGCCGACTCAGCAGAGCCGAAGTCAATCGAGGAGATAAGACGAGCCGGTTACAATATTAAACCAGTTGTCAAGGGTGCAGACTCAATCAATTACGGAATATCGGTCCTACAACAAAAGGAAATCCTAGTTACTAAGTCAAGCACAAATTTAATTAAGGAGCTACGAAATTATAGTTGGGACGTAGACAAAACCGGTAAGAAATTAAACAGACCAATCGACGAATTTAACCACGCAATAGACGCATTGAGATACTTCGCAATGATGAGCCTCGCAATAAATAAGTCGAGACGCTTAATTATTACATAAAATTAATAAACAAAACAACATTTTTTAGTTATATATATATGAGAGTTATAATTCCAACGGATTTAAAGGACATTAAATTGTCTCAGTATTTGAGATATTTAAAAGTATTAAAAGAAAACCAGGACGATGAGACATTTGTTTGCATTCAAATGGTTGCAATATTTTGTAATTTGAGCGTGGCCGATGTTATGAAAATACCAGTTAACGCTTTCACTGAAATCGTAGAGCAATTGGCTAAGGTATTGGACCAGAAACCGGAACGAGTTAAGACTTTTAAGATGGACGGCATTGAGTACGGATTTATTCCGAACTTAGATAAAATGACAATCGGAGAACACGCAACGATTGACTCGTTACTCGGTAGCGATGAGAATTTAAGTTTATTAATGTCGGTTTTATACAGACCAATCACAAAAAAGATTTATCCATTTTATCAAATTGAAGACTACGACGGAGACGAAACCAAAGCCGAATTATTTAAGGATGTTAGGATGGACGTAGTTACCGGATCAATACTTTTTTTTTGGAGTTTAAGCAAGGAATTATTGAGCAATATCCTATTGCATTTGGAGAGCAAGGCGATGAGGGAGGGGAAATCTCTCGAGGAGGTTTCAACGAGCGCTGGGGTTGGTTTCAATCATTTGTTAGATTATCGCGAGAGCTTGGCGTCAAGCCTAGAGAAGTTGGAGGAGAGCCTCTTCACGAGTCACTCACGCTATTATCTTATTTAATCGACGAAAGCAAAGAAGAGGCAAAACAAATTAAAAATCACTTTAAAAAATGAGAGCATTTTATCAGGCCATTGAATATATTAAAAGCACGCTGGAGAGCGCGCCTCTTTTAAATACAATTACTCACGGCACAGACATAATCGACAATGTTAAAAAAAATATATTTCCGCTTGCTCATATTAATATACTCAGCTCTTCAATTAATAACGGAGTTGTCAATTTTACTTTTGAGGTGGCTGTTGTAGATATTCGCAATATGTCAAAAATAAATGTAACCGATAAATTTCTAGGTAACGACAACGAACTTGACAACCTTAACACTTGTCACGCGATACTCAATTATATGATTACTAAAATGAGATTGCAAAGAGACGAGAATAATATTGAATTACAAAACGATCCAACTTTACAGCCAATCCTTTTAGCTTTTACGAATGCTTTGGATGGTTGGAAATGTGATATTGAGATAAGCGTTCCGAATAACGAATTTGTTGTTTGTTGTAATGGAGATTAAAAACGTACAGCAAGCGCTCGACGAGTTTGGAAAGTCGGTTGTAGAGAGAGCGAGAATGAATTTAAAAACCGGTGGCCGTTATGGAACTCATAACGCATCCGGCCAATTATCAAAGTCGTTAGATTACAAAACAAAAGAGAATAAAAACTCTATTGAGTTTGATTTTTATGCAGAGGATTACTGGGCGCAATTAGATTATGGAACAAAGGGGAGCGAGTCAAGTGCAAAAGCTCCCAACTCTCCATATAAAGCCAACGCTTCGAGAGGTGCGATTGATAAGTGGGTAATTCGCAAAGGCATTCAAGGAGTGCGAGGAGCTGGAGGAGAATTTACAAATCGTAAAATGATGGTTACAGCAATAACGAACTCGATAAATAGAACAGGAACTTACGAAACGAAATTTTTTAGGAGTGCGTTTGATATGGAGTTCCAAAATTTTGACAACAATATAGCCGAAAAATACGGCTTGGATTTGGAGTCGTTTTTAAATTTTACATTAAAAGAAATTAAATAAATGAAAGTAGTAAAAGTAAGAAGTCCATTTATAATTGAAATCAACGAGCCTACTCAGTTAGGATCTAAGATTGAGATTTTCATTTGGAATAGTGGAGATACTGAGCCAACGACTCCGACATATACATTGAGCAAACCAATTCCAACAACAAACCAAAGAAAAACGAGTTACAACGTTTCAAATTTTGTAAAGGAATATATCGACAACATTGCACCGATTTATCCGAGTATAGTTGTTCAAGACACAAACGAAAATTGGGCCTATTTTAGAGTTAAAAGATATTGGAACAACTCAGGGACTTTTACTTTATTAGATAATATCTTATATGTTGGTGTTAATGGTTTCACTAATTATATGGACGGAATACAAGTTCCGGAGGAGAGTGTAGTAACTTTATTATTCAATCCAGAAATAAAAAACACTTACGAAAAAAGAGCCACTTATCCAAACATATTTACACAATATTTAAATATATTAGTTGAGTTTAATGATCCAGGCGACGTTTTAGAAATTGCTTACAATAGAATTGACGGAACAATTTACTCTCAAGATTTTAGTTATACTTCTTTGACAGGAATTTATTTATTTAAAATTCCAATAACCTTAGCAAAATCGTACAATCAATATATAAATGGTTGCGAAGTATCAATAATTTTTGATCCAGTAATTGGCCGTCCTCAAGACATTGGGAATTTTTACACTTATCCAATTTGTGAGCCTAAATATACGCCGGTACTTTGCGATTTTATAAATAGATCCGGAGGATGGCAGACATTAACATTTTACAAAGCTCAAACCAATAGCGTAACAGCCAAAAGCAACGATTATAAATTGATGCCAAAAGAGGTTGACTATAATCCATTAACAGGACAAAGCAAATCTTTTAATTTCTCAGGAACTCAAAGCGTAACTTTAAACACTGGTTGGGTTGACGAAAATTACAGCGAATTAATTACTGACTTACTTTTAAGCGAGACAATTTTATTAGATAAAAAACCGGTCAATTTAAAAACTCAAAGCTCTGAGTTAAAAACAAAATTGAAAAATAGAATGATAAATTATACTTTGGAATTTGATTATAATTTCAATTTAATTAATGACGTGATATGATTTTAAATTTAGCTTTATTTTTAGAGACTAACAAAATTACTGATATAACATTCTCATCTATTGACTCATTTGTTAATCGAGTTCAATCCGACGGAGGAACTTTTGAAGCGAGTAATTGCTTATATAATAATTTAATTTCTTTGGGTGGCTTTAATGGAAATGGAAACGTTTACGAGCGTATCGATTTATTTAACGATGAGACTATCTCAATTACTCAAGTAATCCAGGACGTCAAAGATATAAGTTTAATTTTTACGAATTTTACTAAGACATTTACAATCCCGGCAACGGATGAGAATAACAGACTATTTAAACACTATTACAACTACGATATTGACGGAGGATTTGATGCGAGAATTAAAATAAACGGCTATATTGAGATTGACTCCAACCGATTTAATACCGGAAAGGTCAAACTTGAGGGGGTTGAAATGAAAAACAATCAACCTTATGCTTATAAAATAACGTATTACGGCGACACGGTCAATCTAAAAGACGTTATCGGAGAGGATAAATTGAACGCTTTGGACTTGTCAAGCTATAATTTGCCTTATAATAGTACAAATGTAAAGACAAAATTACAAGCAAATCCAAATACAACCGACGTAGTTGCTCCATTTATATCGCACACAAATAGATATTATTACGATAGTAGCTCGCCGCATACCGAAGATCCTAGAAATTTATATTTTCAAAGTGGAGGAACTCACGAACACGGCCTTTTATGGAGTGATTTAAAATATGCGATAAGAGTTGACGCAATAATCCAAGAAATTGGAGCGCATTACGGATTGACTTTTAGCGACGACTTTTTTAATAGTTCAAATTTAGACTATTATAATTTATTTATGTGGTTGCATAGAAGTAAAGGAGAGGTGCAAGGAGCTGAGGGTGGGATTTTACCGCCGGAATTAATAAACAATTTTGTCAATATTGGGTTTCCAAGTTACGGCTCTTTTGTAAATTCAAATACATTAGAAGTTTATCAAACTTATAACGGATTATTTAGTAGCGCAAATATTCAAACAGGATCAACAACTCCTTATAAATTTAGCGTTTTAAAAAACGGAGCTTTATTTTATCAAAGTGACGAATTAACTGGAAATCAATTAATTTTTTTCCCTGTTAATTTTGATCCAGGGAGTTATACATTTTTTATTCAATGCCAAAGTGCAATCACAATTAACAGCATTGACTTAGCTTTTAATTATATTGTTGGTGGTGGTAGTTTTAGCGATAATTTTAGCGCTGGAATGTTCAACACAAATAACGCATTTATTTTTAATATATCTCAGCAAATTCCAGAGATAAAAGTATTGGATTTTTTAAGAGGTATTTTTCAAATGTTTAATTTGACGGCTTACTTTGAAAACGGGATTGTCGTTGTTAAAACTTTAAATGATTTTTATGCTACTGCGAACGTTTACGATATTACTCAATATATAAAAGTCGATAGCAATAGCGTTAATGTAGCTTTGCCGTTTAAGCAAATCGAGTTTGGATATGAAGACACAAAAACACTTTTAGCGTTAAAACATTCTCAGCAATTTAACTACGATTGGGCAAAGGAAATTTATAACGAGTTGCCGGAAATTGAGGGCGGAATTTATAAAGTAACTCTCCCGTTTTCTCATTTTAAATATGAGAGACTTTTTGATTTAAAACCGCCGACAACTTTAACGGATATTCAGTGGGGATATTCAGCAAACGACAACTTCAACTCCGCGACTGGAAATTATGAGGCTGCCTTAGGAAAGCCACTATTATTTTATCCGATATTAGTAACCGGAGTTACAAATATGTCATTTAGGCCATCGACTTCAACTCACGAAAATATCACGTCTTATATTGCTCCGTCAAATTCAGTAAGTTTTAATCCTGGTGTAAGTACTTCAAATATTAATTTTAAAGCCGAGCTTAACGAGTGGACTTTTACTAATAATTTTACGGACACTTTATTTTTAAAATATTATCAGGATTACATTTTGCAAGTTTTTAATCCTAAAAATAGACTTACAAAAATTAAGGCAATTTTACCATTGAGCGTATTGTTAAATTTTGAATTAAATGATAGGTTTAAAATTGGAGATCGTCTATTTAGAATAAATAAAATAACTACTAACTTAACAAACGGAGAGAGTGACATGGAACTCTTAAACGAATTATGATAAATAATATTTTACAAATGCTCCAGCATGCCGAGCAATACGAACACAATGAAATTATAGCAAGCGCCAAAGGAAAATATGAATTAAAAAAAAATTATTTACAACTATTTAAAAACTTATTGAAATGGCGATTGAAAAAATAATTGATATAAACATACAAGGTAACGCGGACGAGGTTGTTGGGAGTTTACGCTCACAATTAAGACAAGCTCAAGCTGAAGTTGCGACGTTATCGGATAAATTCGGAGTTACTTCAAAAGAGGCAACAGAGGCAGCAAAAAGAGCCGCCGAATTAAAAGATAGGATCGGAGATGCAAAAGCCTTAACGGATGCCTTTAATCCGGACGCTAAATTCAAAGCATTAAGCTCGTCTTTGGCTGGAGTTGCTGGAGGTTTCGCTGCCGTTCAAGGAGGTATGGCTTTATTTGGAACTCAATCCAAAGAAGTAGAGCAAACGCTTTTAAAAGTTCAAAGTGCAATGGCCTTGTCTCAAGGTTTACAACAAATCGGAGAGAGCGTTGACTCGTTTAAACAATTGGCAGCCGTTGCAAAAAGTTATACAATAGTTCAAAAATTAGTTACTGCCGGACAATGGTTATGGAATGCGGCAATGGCTGCCAATCCAATTGGTTTGATTGTGGCCGGAGTTGTCGCTTTAATTGCTGCCGGTGTCGCATTAGTTAGTTATTTTAAGTCAACCTCTGACGCAGCGGCTAAAAATACGGCTGCCGTAAACGCTAATAAAAAAGCTATTGACAACCAGTCAAAAAGTTTAGAAAAAAACTCAACCGAATTACAGAAAAAACAAAGTCACGAGTTGGCAATGGCGAAAGCATCCGGAGCGAGTGCCTCAGCAATTAGAGCATTAGAGTTAAAATTGATTGACGAAAAAATTGCTTATGAAAAATCGGCTCGAGCTGTCGCTTTTAATACCTACGAAAAAAACAAAAACTATTTAGCATCTTTAAAGGCTGCCGATGCAGACGAGGAGATAATAAAAAAACAACAAGAAACCACAAACAAATCAATTGAGGAATATAATAAACAAAATAAAAATGTTCAAAAAGCCTTTGACGAACGAAGAGAAATTCAAAATCGTCACCAGGTAGAAATTAGACAATCTCAAACGGATCACAATAGAGAGGTAGCGAATAAAAATAAAGAGGCTGCCGAGAAAGCGAGAGAAGACGCAAGGGAGGCGACAAAGAAAAAAGCCGACGAAGAAAAAGAGCGTTTGAAAAAAATCGCAGACGACAAACTTGAGGCGGACAAGGAGTCGGCTAAAAAAGCGATGGAGATTTTGGATAGTTTAAAACCAAAAGAAACTCCAGCTCAAAAAGAAAATAGAGAGTACCTTGAAAAAAAGGCAATCTTAGAGGCGAATAACAAATCTACTGAGGAATTAACAAGACAACATATTGCTAATTTAAAGGAAATTGAAGACGAGGCAAGACTAAAAGCCGACGAGCAAAAAGCTGAGGAATACGAGAAAATTATAAACGATCAAACTGCGACTAACGATGCAAGGATTGAGGCAATAAATGCCGAACAAGCTCTTTATCAAAAGCAACTTGACGACAAGGTAATTACTGAAAAAGAATTTAACGAGAAGACAAAACAATTATCGGCTGCGAGAGTTAACATTGACAAGGCAGAGGCTCAAGCAAAGCAAGCGTTATTTGCAAAAACTTCGGACACTTTAAATAAGGGAGCGGATTTATTAGGTAAAAATACGGCAGCCGGTAAAGCAATGGCAGCGGCAGCGGCTTTGATAAATACTTATCAGGGTATTACGGCAGAGCTTGCAACTAAAACCGTGACTCCTTTTGAAATTGGATTGAAAATTGCAAACGTTGCGATTATTGCAGCAACCGGATTTAAAGCGGTACAAGACATTGTATCAGTTCAAATTCCTGGTGGTGGCGGAGGAGGCGGAGGAGCTGCCTCAAGTGGTGGCGCAGCAAGCGCAAGCGCAAGCGCTCCGAGTATGACGGCTCCGAGTTTTAACTCAGTTGGATCGAGTTCAACAAACCAACTAGCTCAAACGATAGGACAACAAAGTCAAACTCCTCAAAGAAGTTATGTAGTGGCATCGGACGTTAGTACAGCTCAAGCAATGGATAGGAATATTATATCAAATGCGTCAATTTAATAAAAAAAGTTTATAACAAAACAATAAAAAAAAGTTATAGTATTATGGAGACATACAAAGTTTTATTTAACGAACTAGAAAACGAGGGAGTTTATGCGGTTTCTTTAGTGTCAGATCCAGCAATTGGAGTTCAGTTTGTAACCTTATCAAAACAAAAGGAAATCAAACTCGCAACTATAAACGAAGAGCAAAGGATTTTATTAGGTGCGGTATTAATTCCGGACCAACCAATTTATAGAAATCAAGACGGACACGAGTTTAATATTGTGTTCCCAAAAGAAACTATTAAACAAGTTCAACATAATTTTAGCCAACAAGGTTATCAAAATAATTCAACGATTGAACACTCGGGAGAGCAAATTCAAAACGTGACATTTGTTGAAACTTGGATAAAAGAGGACGATGTACATGACAAGTCAATAATGTACGGATTTAATGAGCCAATTGGAACTTGGTATGCTGCAATGAAAGTCAATAATGACGAGATTTGGAACGACTACGTTAAGACTGGCAAAGTCAAAGGATTTTCGATTGACGGAGTCTTTGATATGGAGAAAGTAAATTTAAAAACAGAAATTAATATGAATTTAGAAAGTATCGTTAACGCGATAAAACAAGGTTTCGAGTCGGTAAAATTATCGAACGAGACTGAGCAAGTTGATGTTATTGAGGCCGTTGAGGTTGCAATGATGACAATGATGCTTAAAGATGGTGTTACCATTTTGGAGGCTGAGTCTTTCGAGGCTGGTCAATCAGTTATGATTGTAGCTGAAAATGGCGACAAAGTTCCAGCTCCAATTGGAGAGCATGAACTTGAAGACGGACGAATTTTAGTAATTACCGAAGAGGGGATAATTGCTGAAATTAAAGAAGCAATGGTTGAAGAGGTTGACTCTGAGGCTGGCGTTGAAGTAGAAGTTGAAATGACAACTGAGGAAATGATAAAAGCTATCGTTACCAATATGAGCGTTGAAGTTTCAAAACAAATTGAGTCAATTCGTATTGAATTAAGCGCTCAAATTGCTGAGGTTAAAACAAGTCAAGTTGAAGTGAAAGCGTCA